TTAAGTAATACTCAAAGGATGTATTCCTCAACTGTACGTTATTACCTAATACTATTAAATCACCTGTACCATTATCGATGATGTAGCTGTTAGAGCCATCATGGTGTATCGTTAAGTCATTACCAGTACCAAACTTAGCCTTGACGTTATCACCATGCAGGGTATCGCCTGTCATCGTGCCGCCAGCTTTGCCTAAGAACCTTGCATCAGCAGCAGTCTTAGTGTGGTGGTCTGTCAATACAAAAGCAGAATAAGATACAATATCTACACTATCCCCTACAGTAGCACCTGAAGCAAGCACAATACTTGTACCATTAGTAGCAGTATAGTCTGTTGCAAGAAGTAGCTTAACACCATTCAAGTATACATCAGCAAAGCCAGCATCATAAGTCACTGCAAATGTAGTTTGTCCAGCCGTAGCAGTGAATAAAACACGTTCAGATGTGCCGTTAACTGTAGAACCAGCGTCCTTCCAGATAGAGCCATTCCAAACACGCATTGTGTTAGCTGTAGTATTCCAATGTAAGGAACCTACAATTAGTGCATTACCATCATTGTCTACAGTTGGGTTAGAAGACTTAGCACCTAAGTAACGATCATCGAAGGAATCATAAGATGCAGCAGCATTAGTCTCACTTGTAGAAGCATTACTCGCTGAAGTAGCAGCGTTAGAAGCACTAGTAGCAGCAGCAGCAGTAGAACCAAATAAGGTATCAGAGTAACTTTTAGTAACTACATTTGTGCAGCCGTAGGGTTAGCTACACCTGTAATCTTGTTAGCTCCCATTGCAAGAACACCACTCATGGTGTCGCCTGACTTGGCTAGCTTCAATGCATCAACACCATCCACGTATGTCTTGTGTGCAGCGTCTGTGCCAGCCGTAGGAGCGCCTAGGCCAGTAACTTTGTTGTTACCCATAGCAATGGCACCAGTCATGGTTCCACCTGCCTTAGGTAGCTTTGTAGCTATTGCAGCAGTAGTAGTAGAAGCATAGTTGGCATCATCCCCCAGAGCAGCGGCTAATTCATTTAGAGTATCTAGTGCTGCTGGTGCTGAGTCTACAACTGCGGCAACCTTAGCATCTACATAGGTCTTGGTAGCAGCATCCGTACCTTGTACAGGATTAGATAAACCCGTAATAGTTCCAGAAGTACCAGCGTTCATGTTTAGTGAGCCGTTGATAGTTAAGTCCGTGAATGAACTAGAACCTGTACTTGCTATGTTACCTGTTACGTTACCTGTAACTGCACCAGTATGTACACCTGCTGTGTTACCTGTTACATTACCTGTTACTGCGCCAGCAATAGGGCCAACAAAGTTAGTAGCTGTTACTGTAGTTCCTACTACTGTACTAGGAGTAGCAGCACCTATTGCGGTACCATCTACATTACCAGCATTGATGTCAACAGTTGCTAGTGTACTTGTACCTGTGCTAGTAACATTACCAGCTAGGTTGCCTGTTACATTGCCTGTGACTGCGCCAGTGTGAACACCTGCAGAGTTACCTGTTAGGTTACCTGAGACATTGCCTGTTACATTGCCTGTAAGTGGGCCTACAAGAGAATTACCAGTAATAGTAGTACCAATGATAGTAGTTGGCGTAGATGCACCAATAGTAGCATTATCAACTGTACCACCGTTGATGTCTGCAGTAGTTGCTACTACAGCAGTGAATGTACCTGCAGCTGGAGTAGCCCCACCTATAATAGTACCATCTACTGTGCCACCGTTAATGTCTGCAGTGGTAGTAGTTACTGCGGTAAACGTACCAGCAGCAGGAGTAGTGCCACCTATAGTAGCATCCACAGTACCTGCATTAATATCTGCGGTAGTTGCAACTAGAGTAGTGACTGTAGCGGCAGCAGGAGTAGCAGCACCAATGACAGTAGCGTCAATGTTACCACCATTAATATCTACACTAGCCAGTGTTGATAAGCCTGTGACACCTAAGGTGCCAGCAATGGTAGCATTCTCATGCACAGTAACAGTGTCAATGTAACCGACACCATCAATGTATAAGTCTTTGAACTCAGCACCCGAAGCACCAAGGTCAATGTCACTATCACTTACAGGAACAAATGCCCCATCTTGAATGCGTAGTTGTTCTACAGTGCCATTGCCTACTTGTACAAAGAAACCAATACGATTGTTAGTAGTATCAATGACTACTTTATTTAGTGCATCTGTATCGGCAATAAGAGGTATGTAAGCACCTTCAGTGCTAGACCCATCATGCTTGTGACCAGTTGCAAAGGCGAAGGCATCACGGATTGCATTGTATTCTGCATTCACTGGTGCCGCTTTTATTACTGCGTTAGATACTATATCTGCAGTTGATTGTCTAGTATAGCCAGCCATTTATCTCAAATCTCCAGTGCCGTAAGTTAACACAATACCCTGTATGCTGTGACTAGCATCAGTGCTATTAGTTACGTATTTAAATGATACAGACTTACCCGATCCTGAGATATTAGTAGTCTGTATGGGGGAAGGATTACCGCTGTATATAGCAGTACTGTCGTAGGTAGCTTCATTAAAATATGCTGCAGCACCTTCAGTAGTCATCACATAGTTAGTGGGGTTCATTACATTAATATCTTCATAGTCATATACTACAGACAGGATAAGTTCATTGTCTCCCTCAGAACGTAGGTATGTATTTATCTTATGAAAGATTTTACGTTGCTCTGGGTTTTCCATGTATATGTATGGGGTCTGATACATACTAAATATATCAGCACCAGCAAAGCTATTACCTATTTCTTGTCTGTGTACTTTACCATCTGAGGTGCCATGTATAACAAATTCATACTGTCCTAAATAACCACTAGCAGCACAAGTAGCTTCTATTCCTAGTAGCTGACCAAACTCAAAGGCCATGCCTGTCTCCGATTTACGAAGACCTCCAATGATACCTTGAGACTCTGATGCAGAAAAGAACACTCTAAACTGAGACTTCTGGCGAATAACAACGGCAGACAACCCATTTAAATCTATATCAAATACAATGTCAGTAAATAAAGATTGTATACCCTTAGACACAGTTTCTAATTCTACGTCACCAATCTTACTTGTACCAGATATAGGACGCATACCATCCTGACTAAGGAATAATAAATCACCACCAATTTCAATAATGCTATCCGTAGCAAGACAACCTAAATTGTGAGTAACACCTGACAATACAAAGTTTGCTGCGGCAGTTCCCTTCAATGCTTTGATAGTGTCTGTTCCAAATATGTATAGCGCATCTCGGAAAGGTTTAATAGCTACAATGTCAAATCCTACTTGTATTACTCCAGCACCATTTCCTGTAGCAAAATCAGTCTCAGCTAAAGGCGCACTAAAGAATAACTTAGAAGGATGGGCAGGATCACCTGCAAGGAACATATGATTAGCAAAGTCTACAGCGTACTTAGGATCTGTAGGTGCTGCTGAATGTGTTATTTGCGTGTACGTAGAACCATCATAAGTAGCAGCAGGATTAATACCATCTGTAAGAATAACTTTCTTAGCTGTAAAGTTAAAGCTAGCAATACGAACTTTACCTACACCTGTCATAGTAGGTGAACCACCACAGGTAACAGCTACCCATGCGGATGTTGAGTTGTTCCATCGGTGTAAATAGTTATTACCAGAACTAGGCTTCCTGCAACCAAGGATACCATCATTGATACCATTTGCTACGTGAACACCTAGTGTAGCGCCAGTGCCCGGAAGAGTCCCGTAGGAATTAGCAAAGCCACTTATACGTCTGTATCCACCTGTTACAGCAGGTTCATAGTTAACAAGTTGAATAGCACTGCCCGGAGAAGTTTCTCCTTGTGCCAGTACATCACGGCTAGTGTCTAAGCCGCCTCTGCACATTACTTTCTGTACTGATAATTCATCAGCCATGATATTATGCTATCCCTGCAGATGTAAGTTGTTTTGCCCTAACAATGTAAGTTGATCGCATACGGAAAGTATCATCCATTAGTACATTACGCATTGCTTTAATACCATCTTCAAAAGAAGCTTGGTGCATTTGAGCACTCTGTGCGTTTGAACGGAACTGCATCATATACATCATAGCACCATCAATGACTACGTGAGAGAATCT